ATTAGACTAATTCGACTGGAGGAGTCCTATTGAAAGATAGTATCCATAACAGCCGGGCCGAGGTGGGGTCAAACCCCTATCTCGACCTAATCATTGCTGGCCTCAGAGATGTGGCCAGTGCTTCTGCAAAATACCTAAAGCCTGAGTTGCGGCGCGACATTCTTGAGATAGAACGTCGTTTCGCATGTGAAGGGCTGAGTTTCTTAACCAGAACTCTGCCCAAACTCGGCAAAGCCATTGATTTGGCTTTAGCGACAAACACTCCACTTCAAACTAGCGGATTTAGCACCCGCAAGTCGAAGATCCCCGTATTTCTCGGGTGTCTTCTAAGAGAAGTGTTTGACGAGTTAGGTCGGGAACGCAGCGATGCGTCCCCAGCAGCAGTGGCATCGCTAAGACAAATTCTAATGTATTGCTACAAATTAGAATTACCCATAGACGAGAACTTATCTAATGAAGTCATTAGTAAGTTTCAAGAAACGGACCGTGACTTACCAGGTAAACAATCCTGGGACGCCCAAACGGAGTTCGCAGTGGAAGAGGCACGTAAGCTTGTCGCTCGCGTGTTATCTCCCGTGGACCCGACGGGCGCGGGGTTTAACCCTCGCCATGGTACTGGAGCTGTCGCCACGGGTGAGAAGGCGTATGAAAAGCCAGTCTTCAAAAGGTATTACCGTCGCCTTGCGGCACGGTTCCCCTATGAAGATTACTTCTATTACAATCCAACTCACCTTTGTGACGAACTCCATACGTTCTTAGGCCTTGACGAACTTGAGGAGGGCACTGCGAAAGTTGTGCTCGTTCCAAAAGACAGTCGAGGTCCTCGTCTAATCTCGTGTGAACCTCTGGAGTACATGTGGATTCAGCAGGGGCTGATGAGAGTGCTTGTGAAAGCAATCGAGTCAAGCCCGCTAACTGCTGGCCACGTTAACTTCAGATGCCAGGAAATCAACCGCCGATTAGCTTTGGCGGGGTCGTCAGACCCGAAATCCTGGGTTACACTTGATATGAAGGATGCTAGTGATAGAGTATCACTTGACCTCGTGAAAGCGGTTTTTCCGCCCACGTGGTACGCAGCTTTGTCGGCTGCGAGAAGTGCTCACACTAAGCTACCCTGTGGTAGAGTAGTCACCCTGAACAAATTCGCTCCGATGGGATCAGCTGTATGCTTTCCTGTCGAGGCGTTGGTGTTCTGGGCGCTATCTGTCGTTGCGATGCGTATGCGAAGTCCTAGTCGTCCCT